AGTCGGCGACAAGCTGGCGCGTGGCGATGGTGTCCACGTCGTCGCCCGTAGGGGTCACAAGGTCAAATTGCAGGCCTAGGGCCGTTTTTAGGCGCCGTTCGTTTCCTCGCCCGTCGCATTTCTTGCAATGAAAAAGAAAGGTTCGGAGATTCAAATAAAGGTGTCCAGGCTTGCCGCAAAGGGGGCAATCCAAAACGGCCTCGCTTCCTGAAATCTTATGCTGGATCCGATTCCTTGCGAGGAATTCGGCGGGCGTATCCGCTTGCATTTCTTAGTCCGGTTTAAAAGCTCAGGAAGGGGGGCGCGCTAGCAGGGCCACCGCGCCGCGCCTAGTAGGGATAGGAACGGCGCGGAGGTCCCGCGGGATGGTCTATTTAAAACGGGATATCATCGTCATTGAATCCGGCGCCCTTCGGCTTGCTCGGGCTTTCGTCGCCCGTAATCGGGGGGAGCATTGTCGGCCCATATTCCTCGCGAAGGCGGCGGGCTTCCTCGGCGCTAATCCGCTGGAATCGATCGGCTTCAATCCGCGTGCGGGTTTCGCCCTGGTAGGTTTCGGTTTTCGCCTTGGCTTCGATACTCAGGATCTGATCGATCAAGGCGCCTTCGATGGCCGCCGGATCGCTCAGGTCAAAGGCGGCGACGGGCGTGGCGCAGGCGCGGCACAAATTAGCCAAGCGGGGAAGGGCCTTTTCCGAAGTCCAGAATTTCGAGAATCGAAGCGAGCGGCCCTTGTGGGGCGAGGCCGGATCGTGAATGTAGAAATCAATTTCGATCGCTTGGGTTCCGCTTTTCGAGGTGTGCGGCTTAGCGTCGGAAATGAAAACAACGTGACGGCCCAGCGGGAAGTTTTCCAGCGTGAGATTATCGGGCTTAAATTGCGAGGGATCGAAAATTGCCATTGGGTAGCCTTACGCCCGCCGAGGGCGGGACGGGGAAGCGACGGCGACGGGCTGGGCCGCCGGCGCGGAAAATGAAACGGGGATGGGCTCAGCGGCGGGAATCGCCGAGGCTGTAACAAAGCTCGCCGAATCCGTGGCGCAGGCCGCTACAGGAAGATCGGGGAAGGTGAAGCGGAGCAAGGATCCTAGGGTAGTTTCCCCCGCGGTTCGGCTGTTCGTGATCGTGGCGGGCCAGCCTGGCCCTGGCTTGCAAATGGCCGCGGCGCTCGGGCTAACCCACCGGATCACGTGCTGGATTCCCCCGTTGTCGGTTCGGCGAACCTGAGCGAGGCCCGCGGCGTTAAAATATTGCCCCATTGCATAGGGCAATTTCGAGCCCGTTAGCATGGGCAAAGTTTGGCGCGCGCCGGTGTCATCTTCCTTTTGCGTCGAAAGCGTAAGAAAGATCGTATTGCAGGGGATCGCCCGTTGTTGGCGAAAAATCTCCTCGGCGGCCGCGATCAAAATTCCATGCTTGTCAATGCTCAGGTTGTTTGACGCCGTGGCGAAATCCAGCCGATCAATTCGGCCCGCGTCGGCGCCTATCATGCTCGCGAACATAAGCCTTTGCAGGTCTGTCATTGTGTCAACGATCACGGTCTGGATCGTGAATTCCTGCCCCCCGAGCTTGACGGCTAGTGCAGGCTGGACCTCGCCCGTTTCCGCTTCAATTTCGCAGGGGCGGCCCGTAGTAATCGCGGCCCAGGCTTCGCGGAAATCCTGCCACTTTTCGATCTGGACGCAAACCGCCTCGGGATTCGCGACAACGATCGAAGGGAAGGCTTGAACCTCAGTAAGTAGGATCAAGGGGCGGGGCGACCTAGCGGCCCAATCCGTTTTTCCTGCCCCGCTGGCGCCCGTTAGGGCAATCTTTAGAAAGGGCTTCCGATCGTAGCTTTCTCGCGCTGTTCCTATCTTCATTTTTCAATTCCTCAGGTTGTGGCCGCTGGGGCCGTTGTCGGTAGCAAGTTCGTCGTGGCCTCCCGCCGCGCCTGTAATCGCGAAGCCGGCGACGGCCTCCGCGCTTCCCTCGGCGCAAACCGACGCATAGGCGCAAAGGCGGTTAAATTGGTAGCATAGCGAGGCCTCCCGCGGCCATTGCGAGGCCTTCGCGGCGAGAAAGGCGGGGATGGCTTCGGGCGCAATCTGCCCCCCTTCCCCCGCCGCCTTGTCGATGGTCTTACGCCATTCGCCGATCGTTTGCGCGGCCTGGTATAGCTCAGCATTGACGCGGGCGACCTGCAAAGGCTCGAAAGGGACCGCCTCGCGCCGATACCAGAAACCGCTAGCGTCCCGCTCCCGAAGGCCGGCGAGGGCTTCCCTATACCATTCTGCCCCGTCCAGCGGGTCCCGCCCCTCGGGCGTCAACGCGGCGATCGCTCGCTCGAATTCCGCCGCTGTAGTCCAAGGAAGGCCGGCCACCTTTGCGAGGGCTGTTCCGCTTTTCAGGATGGCCAAGGCCTCGGCGGGCTTCGGCGGCTTGGATTGGATCAGATCGTAAATTACCCCCGCGATTTCCTCGCGCGGGAATTTCTCGGCGAGGGCCACGGCGTAAGTTAGCCCTTGGGGATTCCGGCGGTTTTTTTCGGCCCATTCGGCGAGGCTTCCCGCCGAAGTCTTATGCTCGATAATCCAGATCCGGCCGCCGATTCGGGCCACCTTGTCGATCTTCCCTGCTACCTTCCATTTGGATCGGCGCTTCGGATTCTCAGGAAGTCGGATCGCTTCCGAAAAGGCGATTTCGTTTGCAAGGATCTTCCAATCGCCGAGGCCTTGCCATTGCTCCGCGTAGCCGGTCACAAGGGCGCAGGCCGTCGCCGTGTCGGCGTCTAGGGCGTCCAGCATAGCAGGATCGCCGTAAGGGCTCAGGAAGCCCAGGGCGTGAATCCCTCGGGCCTCTAGCTCGGCGGCCTTCGCGGATTCTACCGCGGCGAGGGCGTGATGTAGTGCGTCGGCGCGATCGATCTGGATCTCAGCGGCCCAGGCTGTAAAAAGGGCCTCTAGGCCCGAATGCACAAGCGATCCAAGGTAAAGCGGGCGAGCATATGCGACGGGGCGCAGGCCTAGCCCGTAGCGCAAAAGCCACCGCTGGGGGCAGGCCGCGGCCGCCCGTTCTGAATTCGTGATCCCTTCCATTGTCTAACCCTCTCTCTCTGTTACGGGCCTTAGCCCTGGTGAATCTCAAATTTTGAAAAATCCCCGCCCTTCCCGAAGGCGGCGCGGTTCGCTTCGATCAAAGCGAGGAAGTCAGCCGGCGGGGCTGGATAGTCCAGCGGCGCCCGTCCCGTTCGGTCTAGAAGGGCCTCCGCGGGGCAATGCAAAAGGGCGGCGAGCTTCCGAAGCGTTTTCACGTTCAAAGTCTCGGGCGCTCCAAGCCACCGGCTTAGGGCTTGTTTGTGAATCCCCGCGGCGTTTGCGAGATCTTGGGCCTTCAAGCCGATCGCCACTAGGCGGATCTTTGCGGCGCTCATCTGGCCCCCCTTGATCCTTCGATCTTTCCCTGTCGCTTTTCCTGTCGCATTTTTGGACCTCCGTTTGTGGCCGCGCTGGGCCGGTTGTGTCTAGCGGCTCAGGATGGCTTCCCTTGCTCGCCCCGTTACTCTAAACGCAATCCGCCCCCGCTGTCAACCCTGCCGTTGACACAATCGCAGGAAAGGTTGACGCGCCGCAAGCCCTTGATCCGTTGTCAATTGTCGCCGCCGGCCCCCTACCTGGCCACAATCGCCCGCGGCTTTTCGGGGCAGGAAGATCGAACCTGAGGCCGCGGAAGATCCGCCGGCGATGGTCCCGCCGAGGGTCACAAGCTGGCCCAGCCTCCCCCGTCCAGCCTGCCCCGCTTCCGTTTCGCCCGCCTTCGCAGAAACGGCCCGAAAAGGCGGGGGCGCTACCTCCTCCGCTACACGTCTAGCGGCCTGCCCCTTCCCTCGCGGATTTGGCCCCATTCTGCCCCTGCTAGGCCTATCCCGTCCCCTACCTCGCCGCTACCCTTCCCCGCTGGCCCAGCCCGAGCCGGCCGCCCCTCGCGCGCGCGTATGCATACACGCTACGCTCGCGCCCGCTTGACTAGCTCCCTCGCCTTTCTACCTCTCAAAAAACAAAACAAAACACCTAGAT